ACGAGTATATTTAAGAAACTTTTAAAGGAAGCCTATAAAAATGACAATTTGAGTGTCGGACACAGTGAAAAGGCAAAAGTGTATTACATTGTTGGGGGCTATTGGTTTGTGGCCGTTCAAGAACAATTTTTTCCTAATGCTGAAAAAGCGGCTCTTGTTGAACTTATTGGAGATTTGCCACGGGATGAATATGTTCGAATACATAAAAATGAATCACGGCAGCAGTTGGTACCAGACGAGATGAAGATTCTTTTAGCCGAAAAAGAACCGGACGAATATCTGGAAGAAACGAATCTTCTTATTGAGGAACCGAAGTTTGGGGTAATTAGCAGACTTCTAACAAATGGCTCTGAATTGACACCAATCAATGAAGGATTGTACAACATGATAGATGAAAGTGCGAAAACATCAGATGACATGGAGATTGAAGGACCATATAGGATAGAGGAGTCTGGGAAAATACTATTATGGCGAAACAATACATCGTTAATCGGATTACTTCCAAGAGGTTGGGATAAGGACGAAGATTTGATGGAACAGAAAACAATATTGGAAAGAACATTTCAAGGTAAATGGTAAAAAAAGTCTCCCTCTTGTTGATGCAGGAGGGAGATAAAACAGAATGAAGGTAGCAGGACAGGAGTGAGTGAATGGCAGGATACTATGGTCCGGGAATATACCGGACAGAGTGTGCGTACTATATCCGGGAAAGTGAAAAGATGATAACGTGTGAGGGATTAGAAGAACATACTATATGCGGCACACGATTCCGGACGGAACAGGACAAATTCGATTTTCAAGAAAAGCATTGCTATAAAAATTGTGAAAGGTGCAAACATGGTAAGATGCTGGATGAAAGTTATGGGAACTAGGGGAGAAATCAGAAGGAATGATTGATATGCTTAAAAGAAAAAGGAGTTGAGAAGATGAGAACGATAAGTTTTGAAGTAACTGGTCAGCATATTGAATGTACAGAAGCAATTTCGGATTTAGTTGGAAATACGAGAGAGTATGTGCAGGCAAAGTTTTCCCTGCCAACAGAATGGGATGGATTGATTCAAATAGCGGTATTTACGGCAAATGGAAAAAATTATCCGGTTCTGATTGAAGATGGTAAGTGTGAAGTACCATACAAAGTGATGATGCAGGAATATTTTACTGTTGGATGTTATGCGGGAGCTAAGACAGATAGGATAACAACAGATACTTGCGTGGTTCGAGTTGAGGAATCCGTAAGATGCCAAGGCGGTTCGGATTATCTTTCGATTTATCAGAAAATGCAGGATACATTGAATGAGATGGTAGCAAAGATGAATGAATACGAGGCAGCAGTTGAAAACTACAAAGAAATTGTAAATGACACCATGCATGAGCATTGTTTGCATGAAACACATTCCGGTGACGGGGCACATGGATTGCGTATACATGATGGACTGTTCCAGTATTATGACGGACAAGGCTGGGTAGATACAAAAGTGGGGGCTTTTGAAGGACAAAGCAGTACGTGGAAAAATCAAGTGGTATTGCAGTTTGCCGGCACCATGCGCGTGGAAAAAGTTTTAGAAAGCAGCTATTTCAAAATTCAAGAAAAAGGAGATACCCGTTCAAGCTCATTAGCACCATTTATTGATAGCAGTTATCCGTATCAAGGAGTACAATATGCCATATATGCAACGACAAATCAGAAAGTTTATGTATGGCATGTGCAGAAAGATATCAACGAAGATTATGGTGTATCTGTAGAGCGGTTGTATCCGGTGGATGATGCGGAGAATGATGTTATATTAAGAGTTGAATCAGGAAAAGGAATGCCTGTATTGATATGTGAGAGCAATGCGGAAGATGTAGTTGAAGTAGTGCATATGGAATACATAGAGAGCGACTTATCTACTAATCGTCGTATAAAGGCATTGGAAAAGAAGAACAATTCAGTAAATAACCGATTGGGTGCACTGGAAGAAAGAATAGTAGAAGGAACATGGGAGCCAATTTTGTATAGTGGACCGGGAAGTATCGTAAATTCAAATTATTTAAAGATATGCTTTGGTAATTACATACGTGTTGGTGATTATGTCTGGGTTGAGTGTGTAATTATTACGACAGGAGCGTATGCCTGCTACGGAATTGGAGGATTACCGTATGAGCCGAATCGTAACAGACAGTCTACTGTAATGCCGGTAGCCGTTATTAATGGCGATACGCAAAAAGAAACGCCGTTTAGTACGAATTACCCAGGTGATGAAGATGGACGAAATGTGTACAATGATGCATACGCAGAGGGAATAACGGCTAGTTCTTGGTATTGTAGAGGGTTTTATAAAATCGAAGGTTAGTTTAGAGAGAGGCATCTGTCAATGGCAGGTGCCTTTTTGTATGGGAACTAGGGGGGAAAGATAGCAAAGATTTTGTTATTCTGACCAAAAGGGGGTATCAGATATGGCAAAAAGTCAATATAGCGTAAAAGTTGAACCCTATTTGGAATTGATTGAGGGATGGACAAGAGAAGGTCTTGTAATGTCGCAAATAGCCGAAAAACTGGGGATTAGCAAAACAACATTATACAAATACATGCAAGAACATTCTGAACTTTCTGAACGCCTAAAAAAAGGGAGGGAAGTTTCAGACGCACAAGTGGAGAATGAATTGTTCAAAAAAGCGGTTGGTTTTACTAGGATTGAGAAAAAGCCGTTTAAGGTGAAAAAAGTGGATTATGAAAACGGAAAACGTAAGTGTGAGCGCGAAGAGGTAGTGATGGTAGACCAGGAAGTTTATTATCCGCCGGAACTGGGAGCACAAGTGTTTTGGCTGAAAAACCGTAAACCGGACAAGTGGCGTGAAAAGGTTGAGAATAAGATTGAGACCGAAGAGGATGGTGTAGGTGTAATGATACTTACTCCGGTTAAGGAGGCAGAGGATGAGTAAAATTGTTTGGTCGCCACAGCCACGCCAGAGTGCTTTTATGTGTCGTCCGGAGTATGAATGTCTGTATGGCGGGGCAGCAGGAGGTGGAAAGTCAGATGCTATGTTGTGTGAAGCAATGCGACAGATTAAGGTGCCAAACTATAAAGGTATCATCTTTCGTAAGACATATCCTCAACTTCAAGAGCTGATATTGCGTTCGAATGAATTATACAAAGCGGTGGTGCCGCAGGCAAAATACAATGTCACGGATAAGAAGTGGACATTTCCATCTGGGGCGAAAATCTTTTTTGGTACCATGCAGCACACAAAAGACCGCTTGAATTATCAGGGACTTGCGTATGATTTCATTGGCTTTGATGAATTAACACATTTTACGTGGGAAGAGTACTCCTATATGTTCTCGCGTAATCGTCCAAGTGGACCAGGAACACGTGTGTACATGAGAGCAACTGCCAATCCGGGGGGTGTTGGCCACGCATGGGTGAAAGACCGCTTTATTACAGCGGCACCACCGGAAACGCCAATCACGGAAGAACGAACAATTCTTGATCCGAATGGGAAAAAGATTCAGGTGAAACGAAAGAGAATCTTTATCCCATCATCGGTATTTGATAACAAGAAATTGCTGGAAAACGACCCCTATTATCTGGACAATCTTGCCATGTTGCCGGAGGCAGAGCGTAAGGCGTTGTTATACGGCTCATGGGATAGCTTTTCCGGTCAGGTATTCAAAGAGTGGAGAAATGACCCGGAACACTATAAGGACAGAAAGTGGACTCACGTTATAGAGCCGTTCAGAATACCATCCTATTGGCGTATATGGCGTGGATATGATTATGGGTTCGCCAAACCTTTTAGCGTTGGATGGTATGCGGCAGATGAAAACGGAAAGATTTATCGAATTCGCGAGTATTATGGGTGCACCGGTGAACCCAATGTGGGACTGGAGTTAGACCCAACCCAGCAGGCAAAACACATTAGGGAAATTGAAAATGAGGACCCAAACCTCAAAGGCAGAAAGATAATAGGTATCGCAGACCCGTCCATATGGGATTGCTCACGTGGTGAATCCATTGCAGAAATGATGGAGAAACACCCAAACAACATTCTCTTTAGTCCGGGCGATAATGCAAGACTTGCCGGAAAGATGCAGTATCATTACCGGATGGCATTTGATGAAGATGGAGATACCATGTTCCAGGTATTTGATACATGTAAACACTTTATCCGAACAATCCCGGCACTCGTGTATAGCGAGAGCGATGTGGAGGATATTGATACTACACAGGAAGACCATATTTATGATGAGTGCCGGTATGTGCTTATGGATAATCCAATATCCCCAAGGAAAAATGTGCTGGAGCGTGACCATATAGGGGATGATCCTTTGAATCAAAGGACAACCTCAAATGAAGATGCAAACAGATATGAATTTTATATGATTTAGGAGGCAGAATATGAATTTACAGTTATTTGCACAAAAGAAAGAAAAAAAGATGGAAGATCAGAGGACACCTATGCCTGAAAGTGTCGAAAAGTCGACACCGCAGGCAGAATTGGATGGAAGTGCCGGAGAACCAAACACACAAGAGGAAATGCAACAGTATGAGAAAGAAAAACTCACAAATCTGACAGAGGATGATGTGAGAAAAGCGGCGGAAACACTAAAGAAATACAAAGAGGGGAAAGACCGGTTCGATAGAAAAATAAGAGCCAATGAAGAATGGTGGAAATTACGCCATTGGCGAATTGTTGAATCGGAGGAGAAGAAAAAAAAGAAAGGAATGACAGAGCCGGTTTCTGCGTGGCTGCACAACTCGATTAATAACAAGCATGCGGATATGATGGACAACTTCCCGGAACCTACCGTACTGGCACGTGAGTCATCCGATGAACAGACGGCGAAAACACTGACCTCCATTTTGCCGGTAGTTCTTGAATACAATCGATACGAAGAAACGTATAACGATTGTGCATGGTACAAACTGAAACAGGGAGCCAGTGTGAAAAAGATAGTATGGGATTCGCGTAAGAACAATGGCGTTGGTGATATCAACATTGCCAAAATAGATATACTGAATTTGTTTTGGGAACCGGGTATTAACAAAATTCAGGAATCTGCAAACCTTTTCCATGTGGAATTGATGGATAACGAAATTTTAAAACAGCGTTATCCGGATATTGATTTGACGGGAAGTGACATCGTACTAATATATCAACGCAGAAAATGTCGACACTTCGGAGAAATCGTATGTTGTAGATTGGTACTACAAAAAAGACAATGGAACAAAGGATATACTGCATTACTGCAAATTCGTAAATGACAAGATTCTGTATGCATCCGAAAATGACCCGGAGTATGTAGAAAGAGGATATTATGACCATGGGATGTATCCGTATGTGTTTGATGTTATGTTCCCGGAAGAGGGGACACCAGTGGGGTTTGGTTACATAGATATCATGAAAGACCCACAGCTTTATATTGACAAATTAGACCAGGTAATATTGGATTCTGCTATCAAGGCAAGCAAAGCCAGATACCTTTCAAAAGACACGGGAGGAATCAATGAGGATGAATTTAACGACTGGACTAAGGAAGTTGTACACTACACCGGAAATCCGGATGATATTCAACCAATGCAATCAGTAGTTCCGCCAACACAGTGTATCAACGTAAAAGAGGAAAAGATAAACGAATTGAAAGAAACATCAGGTAACCGTGACTTCTCGCAGGGAAGTACACAAAGTGGTGTTACTGCTGCTACGGCAATTGCCGCCTTGCAGGAGGCAGGAAGTAAGTTGTCGCGTGATATGATTCGAGGAACCTATCGGGCATATATGGAAGAATGTTACATGGTTATTGAACTGATACGTCAGTTTTATGATGAACCACGTAAATTTCGCATACTGGGCGAAAAAGGAGAACAGCAATTTGCGACCTTTGATAATGGTGGCATGATTCCGCAGGAAGGTGGAGAAGAGATGGGCGTTGAAGTAGGAGAGAGACTGCCTATCTTTGACGTTACTGTATCGGCGGCCAAGAAATCAACTTACTCACGAATGGCCCAGAATGAACTTGCACTTCAGTTTTACGACAAAGGATTCTTTGCTCCGGGAAATGCCGATGCATCGTTAGCCTGCCTTGATATGATGGAGTTTGAAGGTAAGGAAAAAATTATTATGAAAATACAGAATAACGGAACGATGTATCAACAGTTAATGGCATTGCAACAGCAGGTACAGCAACTTATGCAGATGGTAGGCGTACAGGGGCAGGAGATTGTAAATGGTGGAGACCCAAATCCACCGGGACAGGATTCGAAGCAGACAATGAAAAATGATACTCTAGGTGGAGCAATGACAAAGAGCGAGCGCTTAGATGGAGCAAAGGAACAGGCAAACAGTATGGCAAGTGTATAGGAGAGTTGACATGTTAAGTATACGGATTGATTGGGCAAAGGAAACATTTGAATTAGATGTGGTAGGACATGCAGGCTATGCGGAGCATGGAAAGGATATCGTGTGTGCGGCGGTATCCGTGATTGTAGGAATGTTTGCAAGTGAGATTGAAAATCATGAGAAATTGTATCCGGGGCAGCAGGTGGAAGTAAAGAATGGACTTGCTATGATTCATACAACATACAGAAGTAAGTTACGAGCGAACATAGTGTTTGGCATGCTTGTAGATGCTTTGCTGGATTTGGAAGAACAGTATCCGGAGTACATAAAAATTTTAATTTCAAAAACCATGGGAGTTTGGGGGTAAACCAAATTTAATCCATGATAAGGTAGTGGTGTGAAAAGCACTGACACTTCGGAAAGACGATGGAAACGACACTTCGGAAAGACGATGATAGCGACACTTCGGAAAGACGATGGAGGAATGAAACCTATGAAAAACAAAATTTATTTGCAGTTGTTTGCAGAGGGCGCAGGAGAAGCAGGAGGCGCAGAAGTTGAGACTGGCTTAGAGGGTCAGAACGACCAGCAGACTGTCCAGGTACAGACAGACACCGGTGAGGAAAGTACAGAGGACAGAGGAACCAAGTGGAAGAACATGATTAAAGGGGAGTTCAAAGATGAATATAACCAGAGTGTTCAGAAGGTGATTAACGACAGATTTAAGCAGACCAAGGAAATGGAAGAGCGGTTATCATCATCGCAGAAAGTCCTTGATTTTGTGGCACAGCGCTATGGATTGGACAAGACCGCAGATGCGGATGACATGTTAAGGGCATTGGAAGAGGATGATTCCATGTTCGAAGAGCGTGCCATGGCAAAGGGAATGTCCACGGAACAGTATCGTGAATTCTATCGTTTGGAAAAACAGAATGAAGAATTCAGACGAGCGGCTGAGGAAACGCAGAGAATTCGTCAGGCAGATGAAACGTATAGCAAGTGGATGTCAGAGGCAGACGCATTAAAGGAAATTTATCCGAATTTTAGCTTTGATGAGGAGGTTGAGAATAAAGACTTCCTGCAGTTGCTGCAGAATGGCATTGATGTAAGAACGGCGTACGAAGTAGCGCATCACGAAGAAATCATGCGAGGAGCTATGCAGATGGCATCAGCTAAAACAGCGGAGCGCGTGACGGATGGTATTCGCGCGAAAGGTTTGCGTCCGGCTGAGAATGGAACGAATACTTCTTCAAAGCCGGTAGAACAGAAAATTGACATAAGCAAGTTGACAGCAAAAGATATCGATGAGTTATCAAAAAGAGCCGCACGCGGTGAGAAAATTACATTCTGACCGATGTGCAGAATGGAGGTAAGCAAAATGAACAAAGCAAGAAAATTGGCAAAACGAATGTCTTTACAGATGTTTGCAGGGAATTTAAATCCAAATACAACAGGCGACTCGGGAATGACTGCCGAGATGAAAGAGTTTTATGAAAAATCTCTGATTACGATGGCAGAGCCAAAATTGGTGTTTGACCAGTTTGGTGATAAATATCCAATTCCAAAAAACGGTGGTAAGGTAATCGAATTTAGAAAGTATGATTCGTTACCGAAAAACACCACCCCTTTGGTGGAAGGCGTAACGCCGGATGGTAGTAAGATGAAGGTGACCACGGTTAAATCCGAGGTACAGCAGTACGGTGATTATATCACTCTTACGGATGTGCTGGAACTCACAGCAATTGATAACAATGTGGTGCAGGCTACAAAGTTAAGTGGTTCGCAGGCTGGACGTACGTTAGATACCATTACGCGTGATGTAATTAGCGGTGGCACCAATGTAATGTATGCACCTAAATCGGACGGCACAGAGGTCCTTACAAGAAAGACATTGGATGGAACCTGCAAATTGAATGTAGATATCTTTTTGCAGGCAGCAGCCTATCTTGGAAGTGTAAACGCGGAAACAATAGAGGATGCCTTTGTATGTGTTATTCATCCGAACGCTGCTTATGATGTGAAAACATCAAAGGGATTTGAGGAATGGAATAAGTACACGACACCGGATAAGATGTGGAAGGGTGAAATCGGACGCATTGGAAATATTCGTTTCGTAGAGAATTCAGAAGCCAAAATTCTGAAAGACGAAACCTGTCCGGAAGGTTTGGCGGTTTACTGCACAATGGTAATTGCAGCACACGCCTACGGTGTAACTGAAGTAGAAGGTGGCGGATTACAGCATATTGTCAAACAGCTGGGTTCGGGAGAAGACCCGTTGAATCAGCGTTCAACGGTTGGCTGGAAAGCTATTAAGACGGCAGAGCGTCTGGTGGAACAGTACATGATTCGTATTGAGTCGTGTGGTTTTAAAGCCGGCACAGTAACAGCAAACTAAGAGGATGGGTTCTCTTTTCGAGGGGAACCCATTTGAAAAAGGAGGAAGAATCATGGCAACAGCAAAAAAGGACGATATTACGCGTTTGGTTAAGATTAAATTGTTTAAAGACAAGGATAAATATTCGGAAGACGTTACCGTAGTTGTAAATGGAACTACATTCCGCATTCAGCGCGGAGTGGAAGTTGAGGTGCCATATTATGTGGCTGAGGTATTGCGTAATTCTGAAAAAGCAGACGAGGAGACAGAAACAAAGATTTCTGAGTTAGTAGCCAAAAATGAAAGCAATTAGTTCCCCTGATAAGAGGAAAGTTGCGGGGAAGCAGTGACCTTCCCCGCTTTTTTTAGGTTGAGGTGAGAAAGTTGAGAGTGCAGGAAGCAATTGAAAAAGCAGACCGGTTAAGACCAAACCGATTTTCGGACATGGAAAAAATTGAATGGTTATCGATGCTTGATGGACAAGTTTATGATGAGGTAATTAGCAGGTATGAAGAAAATGTGGACGTTGTATTTGATGGATATGATGAAGAACATATGAATGAAGACCTATTAATACCGGATACCTACGCGAAAGTGTACGTTGATTATTTGATGGCTCAAATCGATTTTTATAACCGTGATATGGGAATGTACAATAACCAGATTGCGGTATTCAGTAATGGGTATCAGGATTTTAAGAACTGGTATATTCGGAATCATATGCCAATGCAGCCAAAAAGAACGGGGGTGTAACCTTGACAATAACACCAGCTACAGAAATGGAAACAACAAGGGATATGATATCTGCTTTTGGCGGGTACAACCATACCATGAATTGTGGGGAAAATGAATTTTATATGGAGAAGAACATGACATCCGATTATTACCCGGCACTGGCACCCAGAAGAAAGAGAAGAATGTTGTTTCGTACCGGAGAAATCTATGGAATGTATGCGAAAAACGGAATTTTGCTTGTGGAGGATGGCAACTTAGTATATACAGACAAAGAAATGAACGATTGGCAGATTATTGGTCAGCTTGCGAAAAATCCCAAAGTAATGTGTGGTATGGGGGCGTATGTGGCTATTTGGCCGGACAAAAAGATATTTAATACAAATGACAAGACGCTTAAAGATATGGAGGCATCAAAGGCAACGGCAGGAACGGTAACATTTTCCATGTGTACGCTGGATGGGGCAGATATTACCCCTATTACAA